GTATCACGCATCGTTCGCCGCTGACGGTGCGTTGAAGCAGTACGCCTTTCGCGTCATGGTGCTCGTCGCCCAGGGCCTGCTTGATGAGGAAGCCCACAACCTTGACGAGTTCGCCGACCCCATTGGTGTGATGAGCGTGCGAGCTGCGATCGAAGCGGACACGACGCTCGGCGGTTCCGCCGAGTCGCTGATCGTCACCGACTTCCGTCCCCTGAACGCCGAAGAGGTCGCGTCCCTGCAGTACTGGGGCGGCAGCTTTGACGTGACCGTTTACGCCCGCTAGGAGCGCCGCACATGCCGGTTCTGAAGGATTGCAACATCTGGTTCGGTGGTTACGACCTCACCTCGGTCGCCAACGAGCTCAGCATCGAAACGATGTACGCGGATGTGGATGTCACCACGTTCGGATCCGGCGGCGCCCACACCCGTGTCGGTGGCCTGCAGGACTCCAACATCTCGCTGATGACGTTCTTGGACACCTCAGTGTCGGAGCCGGCGTTCTTCGCTGACCGTGGCGGTGTCGTTGAGCTCGTTTCCGCTGTGGCGTTCCCGACCAGTGGCACGGTCACCGCAGGCGACCGGTGCTACGCCTCACGGGCGATGCTCAAGTCCATCTCGGATCCGATGAAAGTCGGCGACGCCGCGCGCATCAACGCCACCTTGTCGGGCGCACAAGCCGAAGGTGTCCTGCAGGGCTCGGTGCTGGCCCCGAAGGCGTCGATCTCGGCAACCACCAATGGCACTGTCGTCAACCTCGGGGCCCAGACGGCCCCGGCGATCGTTTACCTCGGTGTGCATGTGTTCTCCGTGTCCGGTGATCGCACCGTGACGTTCAAGCTTCAGTCCGCAGCGGCGTCGGGGTTCTCCTCGCCGACCGACCGGGTCACCCTCAACGCAATGTCCGCTGCCGGCTCGAGCTTCGGTTCGTCGTCGACTGCGACCACGAACGCCTATTGGCGTGTCGTCGCCACGTTGGGTGGCACCACCGGCTCGGTGAGCTTCGCCGCTTTCGCAGCCATCCAGTAACCATCCCCATCCTGACAAGGAGGCCCCCGTGGCCGCATTCGTTATTCTCACCCCGGTCATCACGGTCAACGGCGTGGACCTCTCCGATCACGTCACTTCGGTGACAATCGATGACTCCACCGCTGACATCGACACCACGAACTTCGGCAGCTCCGGCGCCCACACCCGCATCGGTGGCCTCAAGGACGGTGGCATCACCATCGAGTTCCAGCAGGACTACGCCGCCAGCAAGGTCGACGCCACCCTCTGGGCTGCCCGTGGCACCGTCATCACTTGCACCGTCAAGGCCACCTCGGCTGCGACCTCGGCCACGAACCCGCTTTACTCCGGGTCGTACCTTGTGACCGCCACCGGCGCGGGAGTCAAGGGCAAGGTCGGCGATCTCGCCACCACCTCGGTGACGTGGCCCCGCTCGGGCGACCTCACCCGCACCACCTCCTGATCGATGGCGGCCTCGCTGTTCAAGCCCGGTGAGCTGCGCCACCTGGTTGACGGCTACAAGAAGGCCGCCAACACCATGCCCGACGCGACCCGTGCTGCGGCCGGGTCCGTCGGCATGGAGATCAAACAGGCGTGGCTCGGAATCGCCGCCAGCCATGGGGCGAAGCCGGGCGGCAAGATCGCCCGTCGCAAATGGAACGTCGGTTACAACGTGATGGGCGGCACCGGTGCGACCGTGAAGGTCGAGTACCGGGGCCCGATCCACCTGCTGTACGGCAAGACCAAACAGCACATCATCGGCGCCAAGTTGCTTGGCACCCGAAGCTCGATCCGGTCGAAGTCGGGCCGCATCGGCGCCAACGCTGCGTTCGGCGGCTCGAACCGAGGCGTGTTCGGCAAAAAGCAGGTGAAGGTCAACTTCAACCAGTACGGCTCGGTGCGTCAGCAGGCCATGAAAGGCACGCTGCGCACGCGAAGCGGTGCTCATGCGTTGACGATCGGGTCCAACCTGCGCGCCTACGCGTTTCACCCCGGAACCAAGGGCGAACCGTCGGCGTGGCCCGAGTCGAAAGCAGCAGCCCTTCGAATCGCCCCTGCCGGTTACGGCAAGGAGATCAAGAAGGAGCTTGCCAAGTCCATCGGCACTCAGGTCGGTGGCGCTGTGAAAGGAATGCTGTGACTTCACCCTCAGGTCAGAACATCGCCAACCGGATCGCCGCCGGCGACTACGACGGCGAGCTCGGCGCCATCTTCGAAGCCTTGCAGCTTCGATTTACCGACGGTGCCGCCGCGATGCGTTGGGTCATCGACTTCGATGGCCTCAACGTCACCGAAGACGATCTCACGCTTGATGAGGCGTTCAAGATCGAAAAGGTCGCCGGCTGCAACTGGGGCGAGATCGAACCGGTCCGCTCGGCAGCTCACTGCCGAGCGATTCTTGCTGTCTGCATGGCTGACCGTCTCAACCTCAGCGCCGAGGAAGTCGAAACCCGCCTGAAGGGCGTGAAGGTCTCCGAACTTCTCAAAGCGATCCGACGTGAATCGGTCGTGCCGGCCCCTTTGGATTCAGCCGCCTGACCGAGTACCTGCGCGTGTTCGCACGTGACATGCGCTGGCCCCCAGATGTTGTTCGTCGTCAGCGCCTCGGTGATCTGGCGTTGCTGCTCGTCCCCCAGGAGTAACCATGGCTCTCGTCGAGCGGCTCGCAATCCTGATCACCGGCGACGCCACTGGGGCGATCAACGCCCTGAAGGACGTGTCGGCGAGCGCCGAGAAGAACGCCACGAAGGCTGACGCTTCGGCTTCGAAGTTCTCGGGCAGCGCCACGAAGATCGGTGCCGGCATGATGGCCGCTGGCGCCGGGCTCCTGTCGGTCGGCATCGCTGCGGCAAACACAACCACCGATCTTGGGCGTGAGGTGTTGAAGCTCCAGCGGTACACCGGCATGAACGCCGAGAGCGCGTCAAAGCTGGCCTATGCAGCAAAGCAGTCCGGCGTCGACGTGGATTCGTTGTCGCTCGGCATCGGCAAGTTGTCGAAGGCCATGGCGGATTCACCGGAGAAACTTGGCAAGCTCGGCGTCGAGGCGAAGACTTCCGATGGGCACCTTCGCGCCATGACCGACGTTCTCGGTGATGTCGCGGAGAAGTTCAAGACCATGGGGCCCGGCACTGCGTCCACGGCGGCTGCCCTTGACCTGTTCGGTCGGTCCGGCACGAACCTTCTGCCGTTTCTGCTGAAGGGTCGCGACGGCATCGCCGAGCTGTCAAACGAAGCCGAGAAGATGGGGCTCGTTCTGAGCCAGGACAACGTTGATGCCGTAAAGGCGAACATCGTGGCCCAGCGCAAGCTGGGCGCAGCGGTTGATGGCGTGAAGGTGCAGATCGGCAACCAGATGTTGCCGATCCTCACGAAGTTCACCGAGCTGATGACGAACCTGCCCGGCCCCATCAAGGATGTCGCCGGACCGATCGTCGTGCTTAGCGGTGCGGTACTTGTCGCCGGCGGAGCGTTCCTGCTCATGGCCGGCCAAGTGCAGAAGGCCAAGACGGCCTACCAGAACATGGGCACCACGGCTCAGACAACGACAAACATGCTGGGGCTTGCCGCAGCGGCGATCACCGTGGCCACCACCGCCTACACCGTCATGCAGGGCGCCGTTGACCGAGCCCGATCAGCCCAGCAGAAAGCCAACGACGGCGTGCTGGCCGCAGCCGCCAACGGCGGCTACGCCAGCTTGTCGGCGCAGCTCACCCAAACCCATGACGCCAACGTCAAGCTTTACAACAGCTTGGACTTGTGGAAGACCCTGACGCGCTGGGATCCGTGGAACGCTTTCAGCGACGCCGGCAAGATGCAGGGCCTTGACAAGCTCGACGAGCAGCTCGGCATCGCTCGAGCGTCGGCGATCGCCCTCTCCGATTCCCAGCACATCAGCTTGGACACCGCCACCGTGTGGCTGGCAAAGATGGCCGAGGGCGGAACGATCTTCCCGACCGTCGAAGCAGCAGTTGCCGCGTACACCGGCAAGGTTGACGCCAACAAGGTCGGCACCGAAGAAGCCGCCACCGCCCAGGACACCTACGCCACGGCGATCAAGCACGCCGCCGACGTTCTGCGCGGCACGACCGACCCGATCTTTGCCGTGATGAACGCGCAGGACTCGTTGGCCGAAGCGCAGGCCAACTACGACAGGATCAAGAACGACGGCACCAAGACCGACGCCGAGAAAGAAGCGGCGCTGCGGAAGCTGTGGTCAGCGTCGTTCGATCTGACTGACGCTCAATCGAAGCTCGGTGGCGCCCTTGCCAGCGGTGACGTGTCCAGCGCCAAGCTCGGCGCAGCACTGGACACCCTTCGGCTCAACAACATCGACCCGACCACCAAAGCGGGACGGGCCCTGACCGAGAAGATCTACGGGGTCGACGAGACCGCGAAGATCGTGGCCGAACTGCTCAAGACACGCGTCCTTCGTGCCGAAACCGACGAAACGAACCTCAACGCGTTTCTCGCCAAACTTGCCGAGATCAAACGAAAGCACATTGAGGTCCAGAACTGGATCTTCACCCACGACCTCGGAAGCAAAGGCAACGGTCTGGGCATTCTGCTTCCGCCTGCTGCTTCCGGTGGTTACGTGCCAGGTGGCGGCGCACGCCTCGTCGGCGAGCACGGCCCGGAGCTGTTTGTCCCCTCGAGCGCCGGCTCGGTCATCAACGCCCTGTCCACCGAGCACGCCATGTCCGGCGGCGGTGGCGGTGTCGTGGTGCAGAACTTGAACGTGACCTTGCCGAACGTCACGAACGGTGACCAGCTCGTTGACGAGCTTCAGCGGTACATCCGCCGCAACGGCCCGTTGCCTTTGGCGGTCGCCTGATGGGCGTCACCGGCTGGGGCGGCAACGTCACCCTGTACGTCGAAGCCGACTTCACTCAGACCATCCCCGAGATCAGCGGCTCACCGGTCTCAGGCGACACCACCC